TACGGTGCGGGCCTTGGCCAGGGTGAGGATGTTCAGTTGGGTCGCATCGCCGATGAAGTTGCCGGAGATGTCGACGGTTCCCGGCATGATCAGCCCTGGGAGCTTTTCCTCGGTAGAGTTCGGGCTTTGCAGGTGGGTGGCGTTGATGACCGGGACGGTGACGAGGTTGGGCTTGATGGTCTTCACTTCAAGCGTTGGGGTATAGCCGATTGGGCTGGCCGAATCGCCAACCGAAAAGGTTCCGAGATATCCGATTGTTGCTTGAGTTTTGGCCATGGGAATGCTCCTTCAGAAAAGATGTTTGGGTGGGATGGGGTATTACGAGTTGAACCAGATTTTGTAGTCGAGCATCCTTCGAAACGTGCGGCTATCTGGATCGAAGAAATCCATCATGTTGTCGCGAAAACAACCTTGTATGAACGTCGCGTCGGGATCCGTCAACGTGCCCCGGAAGCCGCTCAGCAATGCATCGATCGCGTTCGCCAGCTGAATAGATTGGGCAGCGGTGGCTCCGTAGCAATCGATCTGGATGCGGCGCTCCCCGACCGACTCCGGCTTGGTGAGCAAATAGCCAGCGACGTCAGAAATGGTCTGATAGGTCCATGTCGGCAGCGTGAAGTCTTTCGGCAGTTGCGCGAAGAATCCGCCTTTCGGTGCAATCGCGCTTACCCCCGCATTGCCCTGCACCAGCAGTACGAGCCCCTGTTCGATCACGATTTCAGCGAGTCCACGCCCGCCCGCATCTCCACAGTGAATGCATCGAGCGCCACTTTATTAGCCTCGTCGAAGCCCGGTCGCATGAATGGTTGCGTCGGTCCATGCAGGCCATATTCGACGAGAAACCCGTAGACGCCCGGAGACTGTTTGCCATCTGCTTTTTTGTATTCTGGTCCGATGATCACGACGCCCGACTCTTCCTTCGGCGACAGCTTCGTTTTCTTCGTGATGGAGTCGCGCAGCTCGCCGGGTCGTCTCTGCGGTGTTCCTTTCTTCAATACCGGCGCCTTCGCCTTCGCCGCGGCGATGAATGCATCAGCCCCCGCGTTCAGCCCTTTGCGAAGCGCTCGCTTGGCGAGCTTAGGGCCAGCCTGCGCCAGCGCATCCTCGACGCCCTTCAGCCCTTCGATGTTTACGGTGATGTTCACTGATTCACCCCGAGTCCAATGCAGTTCAGGATGAGAATGACATGGCGGTTGCCCGGATCCTCGGGCTTGCCTTGGATGATGAAGGTTCCATCAAGAGTCTGCACACGCATGTTCGCCAAAATGCCCGGTTGCCAGAAAATCTTTATCGTCATAAACGATTGGGCCGTATCCTGCCCCGACTTCAGCACATCAGTACCGCGCACCGGAACGATCTTGGCCCAGGTGTCAAGGAAAGGAACCCACGCGGCCGCGGTTCCGGAGATATCCTCCACCGTTGTTTCCTGCAAAATTCTTATCCGGTGGATCATCTCGCCGGGGTCCAGCATCGGCCACGACGGCACTATCTTGCCCTCTGCTGAGCGCCGTAGTTGAGGCAAGAGGTCACGGTGTAGGGATATTCATTCGTTGCTGTGATGCCCTTATCGAACGGCAAACGGTTGTTGTACCAGGCCGAGATGAGCAGGAGCATCCCATTCTTGATGCGCGCGCCCGGCCCGCTCCAAAAGGGGTCCGTGTTCGAATAGCCGCTCGTGAAGCGCAGCAGGATCGATGACGAAGGCCACGGGGTGAATATGGGCCAAGTTTTGTTATAGGGCGGCGCGACGATGGCCGGCTGCTTCGCGACGTCCACGATATAGTCCGTGTTCTCCACCATCGTCGTTAGAGCGCCGTTCGAGTCCTTGTATCGCAGGAGATCGACAGAGATCGTTGGCGAGCGCATCTCCAGCCGATAGGACGGCCAATAATCCATGCTCAGGTCCCATTGTTTGCGGACGAGGTCGCGATTCTGCAAAATCTCTGCCTGCTCTCGCGCGCCCGAGATCCACATGTCAATCTGGGAATCTTCGAAGGAGTCGGCCGGAGAGCGCACCGGGATTTTCAGATAGTCCTTGACGAGATCGGAGTTCAGCGGTTCGACGAAGGATTGCTGCGGCGAAGTCTCGGTGAGGTTGAGGCTGCCATAAGCGACAAGCGCCCCATATAAACCGAGATTTCCGTAAGTTCCGTATGGCCCGACACCGCCGAATGGATACCAGCTGCTCATAGTGGCTGCACCTCAAGCGGTCCTGCATGGCGGAACGAGGAATTGGCTGGGAATATGTCCCCAACAACCATATGTCGGTAGCCGTCTTCGAGCGTGTTGCCCGGGTCAATCTTGTTGTACCAGTGGTACTTTCGAACTCTATCCTCTTGGTGCAAATACCCGTAGTGCAGAAGTCGCACCGGCAGCGGCTTGATCTGGTCGAGCAACTGAGCCGGTGCCGATGAGCAATGAAAGTTGCCGCCGCTCGCCGTTCGAAGGAACGTTAGGTTACGTGCGGTCAACTGGAATATCGATGGGCGCCGGAACTCTTTGTACCAGCGGTCCACTCGAATCTGGTCCTCTTTGTCCCAGAGGTAGACGATGTGCATCGAGCCGCACACGATGCCGTCAGCGATGGCCTGCTGGAGCGCCGGGAGGTCCCGCGAGTCAAGCTCCTCGTCCCCGTCCAGACACAGAACGTGGTCGCCGACCTGCGCGCCCGCAGCCCATACCTGCTGGAGCAACCAGTCTTTATCCTGGCCCTCATGAATAAATCCGCGTGCACTAAATGGCGTAGGCAGAACAGTTGCACCATGCGCCGCCGCAACCTCGCGCGTATCATCCGTGGAGTTGTCGTCCATGACGAGGATCTGACAGCACACAGGTTTGAGCGCATCGATTACTCGACCGATCCATCGGCCTTCGTTCTTCACGCGGAGCATTCCAAAGGTCATTAGTTATGTATCCAGAGGTAACCGGGCGCTTTGGTATGGGTTACGCCGGTTTTGATGAGAGCTTCGATGAGCCAAGCGTCGGCCGCTCGACCCATTCCCGCCGGTCCTGCAAAGCCTGTAAACTTCTCCCGCTTGACCAGGAATCCACCTTTGTCGATGCGGCCGGCCACCGGTGCAGCGTCCATCGTCGCGTAGTGGATGCCGTGTCCGTCATAGATGCAGTCGGAATAGATCAGGTCGGCGGGAACAGCGGCGAGCATCGTCTGCAGAAAGCGGGGCACATAGTAACCGTCGTCGCTCGGGAAGCAGAGGTACTCACCTTGCGCCAGGCTTGCGCCATGGTTGGCCGAACAATAGCAGTCTGCCAAGCGGGTGGAATGATATTTGAATCGCGAATCCTCTAACTGCTCCACAATCTGTCGATTCGCCTCAGTGGGGGAGTTATCCGTCACCAACACTTCGAAGTCCCGTTCGCTTTGAATCTGAAGAGAGCGCAGAAGGCACGCGAGATGCGCCGGGCGTTCGAAGCTTGAGACGATGAAGGAGCACTTTACAGCGCCCAATTATCCGCTCCGTACTTTTGTTTGAAGATGGCCGCGTTTTGTCTCAGGTCAGCCGGAGTATGCGGATTCCCGCGAAAGGTTGATTTCAGTGAGCCGTGATCGACGAAGCAGCCGTCGTATATCCCGATCTTTAGCCCCGCACGCCGCACGCGAAGGCAGTACGAATCATCATCGAATCCATACCCAATGAACTCCTCGTCGAGAAGCCCCACGCGCTCGATTGTTCCACGTGGAATAAATACGCACACAAAACAAACCATCCTGGGCTCTTCGCGCAGGCCGATTCCCTGCGGCATCTGGTTCGTGTTGCCGACCACGTTTGTCACCGCTCCGATGAGGCCGAATTGCGGGTTATCTCTCGCTGCTTCCTGCATTGCGGTGAAGCCGCCCGGGGTCTTGAGCACGGCGTCATCGTTGAGCAAGATCACGTCATCTTCGCCAGCGGCACGGATGCCGATATTGCAGTTGCGGGCATAAACGAACGGCATCTCGACGTCGCGCACGCGATAGCCGAAGGTTCGCGGAATCCAATCGTTTCCGTTGCTGCGGTCCCAAACCACAATCGTGTCGACGCATCCTTCGTGCCGTGCCACGGCTTGAGCGCATGGCGTCAGATTCGAGAGTGTGCGGCTGGGAATGATGACGGAGAGGCCGTTCATTCGGCTTTCGCTGGCCATTCTTGGCGTTGCACTTGCCCCGTGACAGTAGACCTCATATAGCCGACGGGTACTCGCCGCTTCAGATCGTTCGTTGCCGCGACAGCCCGCCTCACTGCCTGCTCAACCAGTTCCACTTCCTTTATGGCATCCCGAGCGTCGATGTTGATGTGAATCGTGGTCGCGTCGGTCGGATTCACGCGCGGGTCAATCAGGTCTGCCCACTTGCGGAGCATCCGTGCTGTTTTAGATCGAATCTTCATAAGACCTTCCAGTTATCGCCCATGCAGCGCGGGCTTGTGTTCGTTGGATGGATGCTGGCATGCATCAGTTCGCCCGCATCCACGCTGACGAGTTGCTTGGCCGCGCTTGCGACTGAGACGAAGACGTTATCCTCGCCGATGTTCTTTGCTTCGAACTGATGCTTCTCCCACCACTCGCGCCGGTAGCAGAGCGAGGTGCCCAGAGCATAGTTCGGTGTCCCTTCGTACTTCCACCACTTCGCGCCATCCGTAAACCGCATCGAATGGAAGCCCACAACGGAACGGCCGCTCTCATCCAGCATGTCAATCTGGCACGCCAGGCGCCCTGGTGCACTCCAGTCGTCATCATCCCAATGGCAAATTACTTCGCCGAGAGCCTGCCCGCAGCCGAAGTTGCGCTTCTCTCCGATGTTGCGCTGCTCGGCTAGGTGAATGAGGTGGATTCGGTCATCTTCCGGAACGAGGTCTTGAACGTCTTCCCCGTCCGCGAGGATCAGGAGTTCCGCCCGACGGTACGTCTGCTGCTGGAAGCACTGGATAGATTCTGGTAACCACTTTCTCCTGTTCCGTGTGAGACACAAGCACGTCACGAAACGGTTGCCGCGGGCCCACCTCGGGAGCTTCCGGGACGATGACTTTGGTTTCGTACTCCACGCGTGGCGGCAAGGCATGGCGCACCATGCCGGACTTCAAAAGTTGAGTGGCAATTTCGTCGCCTGGGTCAAATTCTTGATCGGCGGCAATGGTTCCATAATCGCCGGTCAGCATGCGGTTTGCGATTACTTTCATGCGGATAATCTTTCCAGGTTCGGATTCTAAGAATGAGTCCCGCACCGATTTGCGTCGATGCGGGACCGAGGTTTACAGGCTAGGGAGAAACAGATTAGGAGAAGGTTCCGGTGATGAAGGCTTCCGCCCGGCGGACTGCCATGCCGATGCGCTCTTCGCAGAGAATCGTCGCCAAGTTGGAGGTGAAGTTCGAGGCATGCTCCCATGAGATTTCGATCATGGCCTCCATGCGATCGATCAACTCCGCGCCGACTCCGAAGGACCCGACAAGGAACGTACCGGAAGTGATCGAATCGCTCTCGACCACCGGCAGACCCCAGAGCAACTTGACCACCGGACCGGTACGAGGATCGCCGATGATGTAGACGCCTTTATTCGCGCCGCCCTCTTCGGTTTTGATCAGCTCGATCTTCTCCATGTCTACCGGATTGAGAACAAAGCCGTCCGGAGCGAAGGTGCCCAAGCCGGCCAAGCGCGCCTGCAGTTTTGCATGACGCAACTGATCGAGCCGCTGATCACTCGCGACGTTCAGCCCAGTGTTGTACGCGGTGGCTTGATGAAGCAACCCATTGAGATGCTGCCCGGTTCCATCACCGGAAAGAATCTCGCCCTCTTCCTTGAGCTTCAAGCCATACATCAGCTCACCGTTGATAGTGCCCTGCATCCATGGAATGTCGTCCAGAGCCTGCCGAGACGCGTTCACGAAGTGAGCAATGGTCTTGACCGTATCGCTCGCCGAAGTCCACGTGTAGGTCGACTCGCCCTTGAGCGATCCCTCCACCTGGGGCGAGGCGTTGTTGGTCCGCCCATTCTGTTTCACATAATCGAACGAGTTGCCCGTAGTCATGGTCCGGACAGTCATCAGATCGCGAATGCGGAGTTCCTGCATCGGCAACCCAGTGATGCCAGGAAGGCGGAACGGCATTTGCACGCCCGTCGTGCCAGTCCCAACGCCTACCGTGGTGATGACCGACTTGCGCGAGAATAGCTGAGGAATCGCGACGCGAACCCGGCCATCCTTGCCACGCAGGCTGAGAAATCCATTGCTCTTCTGAGCTTTGATCTCTTCCGACTCAACGAATACTTCGCCGACGCTCTTCTCCTGGTGACCTTCGCCAGTGAAGCGCGCCTCGTTCAGCTTCAGGTCGATGGCGTCGGCCTGCTTCTGGATCTCGTCAATCTTTCCCTTGATGCCTTCGAGCGCGGTCTTTG